GCAATTCCATAAGTATTTGTAAATATAAAATTTAAAGGTGAAAAAGCAGTTGTTAATTGATCTCTTTCAAATGGTAATCCTAAACCAACATTATCTGGATTAGGGACTATTTCTTCATCATTACTTGTAGTAGCTCCTGCCCCAAATTGTATTTGAAGAGAACCTGAGTTAGTAAATCGAGTTACAAATCTTCTTTGAACTTGTTTTAATCTAAGTAAATATGGAGCATCTTCTTCTATATTAAACTGTGGGTCATTTGTATTTGTGTTTCTAATTGTATCATATACGTTTTCTTGCGCCATATTTGGTACTTCATACCAAGTATTACCATCTGTATCAACGCAATCTAAAACGCCTATAATATTAGAATCATTTATATTTCTTTCATCAAATCTTTTAGCAGCCGTAAATGTAAAAGATGTTGTATTAATAGTAGCTGATATGGCTTTACGTGTTTTTTTAAGTAAATAATATGTTGGGTTACCATTAGAAATTTGATAAACTGTAGTTGTTGTTGGGTTTAATGATCCTGATGATGAAAAATCAATTACATCTTCAATTAAAAATTGATTATTACTATTTAAATTAGATGTAATTTGTGTATTTTCAGGTATAATCATAGCATAATTATAGTCAGGAACATAAACTCCTGCTGATTGAGATGCTGGTACTTGTTGGTAAAAATCAATGTTTACACTTGCAGCCGTTGTTACTTTAGGTTCATACCCTAAAAGATAAGCCATTTGATATAAATTCTCTTGTTGGCGTGCTTTTTGTATAAATGTTTCTTGTATTTGATTATCTAAATAAAAAGATAATACATCCCCAACATATGATGCCATTTCCATAAATAACATACCTGTAGATGCATCTGTAAAATCATTATAGGTGTCTGGGAAGTATGTTTTTGAATATTGTATTAAAGAATTTCTATATTGGTTGAAATCTTTATTAATATATCTTATGTCTCTTTTTAAATCGGCCATTATGTTAGTAGTATAGTTATATTATCTTCTACTCCAAAGTTTATTATAGTGTAGATTAATGTAAAGTTTATAGTATTTCTATCAGGTTGATTATTAAAATTAATTTCTTTTATATCTACCTGTGGGAAATAAGTTTTAATATCATTCTGTATTCTTTCTTGTAATTCATCGGTTGTACGATCTTGAACATTTTCAAATAATAAATTTCTTAAATCTGCCCCAAACATAGGATTAAATACTCTTTCTCCTTTATTAGTTAATAGATAATTAATTAAATTTGATTTTGTTTGTTCTCTAGTAGTAAATGTAGGTACAAATACAGCAGGCCCATTCATGGGAAATCCAAACCCAACAGCTTTACGTTCTGTTGAATCAATAGGATATCTGTTTTGTAAAATTCTAGCCATTTACTTATTTTTTTAACAATCCTGCTATTTGAGACATATCTACTTCTCCTGGGGGTAAAGACCCATTAATTGAATCTCCTCCTTTAGGATTAAATTTAGGTTGTACCTGAGCTGTTGTAAACTGCCCACTCATATCTCCTAAAATATTTGAATATGCTGCTCTTTTTTCTTCAGCACTCATAACGGGTTGTTGTGGAACGTGCTGTTCTACAACGGGTTGTTGTGGTGGTGAAGCTATGGTTGTAACCTTTGGAGTCTTAACAGCTTCCAGTAAAATTTCTTTCAATTCTTCCTGAATTGCTTCTTTTACTGATTCTTTTATTAGTTTTTTTAATTCTGATGACTTCATTTTTTATTATAAATATTAAATTATTAGTTTTTTTAAATGGTTGTATCAAGTTTTATTATTCCTCCTTGATTGAATTGAATTTCATTTTGAGATTCAACACTATATTTAAGAGTATAATTACCAATTGATGGATAATATATGGTTCTTTGTTTTAATTCACGATCAGCGTTTATATAAATAACTTCATTATCTGGAGATCCAAAATTAGTGTCTACTCTCAATTCAACCTCTCCATGAATGTAACTTCCAAATTCTCCTAGACCAAAATCTCCTTGGTAAAAGTCACTATAAATTTGATTCCCACCAGTATCTATTTCAAATTTCAAGGAAGATGAAGGAACTGAAACTGTAATCCCTACTTGTCTTGAAGCATTAAAATAATTATTTGATTGGGGGTTACCTAAAGTTACTACAGGTAATTTAATTTCTAAATCTTCTAAACTTTGTTGAGGGGTAAGAGATAATTCAATAGGTGCGGGTGGGGGATTAGAAGTACCTCCTGTTGTTGTGGTTGTAGTTGTGGTTGTAGTTGTATTTGTATCTTCACCACTACCTTGTGGACCTCTATTATCTTCAATAGCTTCCTCCATATTTCTTAATACCAATTGTCTATTCCAATAACCTACATTAAGTGAATCAATTTTAAATTTTGCCTCATCTACTAATACTTGAACTGATGTACTATATGAATATCCTTTATCTTCTCTATTCCACACTTGCCCCCCAGCATTCCATAATGTTATACCCTTAAATATGTTTTGTGAATCTTCATTAATATTTACACATCTTATTCTTCTTCTAGGAAAACCTAATGTATTATCTGGGTCGTATTCTATTGTTAACTTCCAATCTGAACCTGCATAGTATCCATCTCCACCCTCACCTTTTACTAAAGTTTGTCCGGTTTCATCTCCTATACCATCATTATTAACATCAAGAGGAACTATAAAAATTGTAGGTTGCCTTTGATATAAAAAAGGATTTGTACCATTAGGGTTTAATCTAGATAGTAGTTCTTCTTCATTTGCTACATTTGCTCCTATGTTTACAGAAGTTCCTGCTTCAGCTGCTACATTTCCTATTTCATTTATTAAATCATTTTTTTCTGATTGAGTCATACCTTCTGCTAATTCTTCAATACATACATTTAATACAGTATCTAATTGTTGAAGTTTAGTAAGAACTACTGATGCTGCTTCTGTAATAGTTTTACCAGCAGATGGAACTACTTTAAGTGCTCCTTTTGCCCCTTTTAATAAGTCTCCTAAAGTATCTAAAGAGTCAGCTAATAATGTAATAACATTAACTGGTATACCTGCTCCTGGTGGAACAGCCACAGGGAAGGGTAATTTTTTAATTACTTTAACAGCCCCACTTACAGTATCTACTATTGTTTGGGTTGTTTGTGCTGTTGCTTCTACAGTATTAAAAGCACCAATAACATTTTCAAGAGCACCTTGTATTTGATTTTTTTGTTTAACTATAGCTAGTAATTCTGCCTTAGGGGGGCATGAATCTTTAAATTTATCTATCATAGCATCTATAGCAACTTCAAATTTAGTTAAATTTTTAATTACTTTTGTAATAGATTTTGTTAATATTTTAGATAGAGCTGACATTATTTAGACTTACTTACTTTAGATTTATACATTTGAATTTTATTAAGCATATTTTGGGCTTTAACCAGTGTTTGAGTTGCTGGCGCCGGTATTGCTGCGTTAGGTACAAAGGGAACTGGTGTTCCTATAGGTGTACCTAAAGCATTACATAAAGAAATTAATGAAGACATTAAAGAAGAAAAATCTGTTAGGAATTTATCACCTAATATTATAGGTTCTGTTGCATTTTTATCACCTAAATAAATTTCTGGTGATGATATTATTGTTTTTGGTGTATCTATATTTACACTATTAACAGAATTTAAATTTATAGTATCATTTGATGATAATAGTATTGAATCTGATTTAGAATTAAATAATAATCTACCTGATGATAAAATTATTTGTTCTTCATTATATATGTTAGGATATATTGGAGAAGAATTATAAGATTTATAATTTTTACTTGCAACATCAATAGGTATTTTTTGGGTTGTTGTTAGATAAATACTTGATTTATCTTCATTTATATCTTCTACTTGTGGAATCCAAGGATCACTATCTTCTTCATGTTGTCCATTTTTTATTATAGTAATAGCGTCTCCATTTACCCCCGATGTAGACCAAGGATTTGTAATAACTGCGTCTTTATTAGTTGAGCCAAATCTAAGAGATTGTCCCCATCTTCCTTGATATATTAAATCACCCTCATAAGGTAGTAGATTTCTTATTGATAATTTTTCTTTAAAATCTTTACCTAAATCAATTTCAGTACTACCATCAGTTACTCTCCTAACAGATCCAGCTTGGGTTTCTTCATAATCTTGGGATTGGGCAGCAGGAACTGTTGAGGAACCATTAATAGGATCAGGTATTGCATTATGGTGTGTGCTACCCCAAATATTTACTGGTTGGAAATAATAATAAGTTTTATCATTAACATCTCCTTGAACGTTGCTATTAGGTAATGATATACAATATACTATTTCATTTTTTAGGGGGATGGTAGAATTATTTGGAAATAAGGGCCTTGCAAAATTATCTGTTGAAAATTGAGGTGATGGGTTTGGTTCATTTAATTTATCAAAAAATATACAACCTATTGAACTCCATTCACCAAAATCTTTAAATGCTTGGTTTTCTGTTTTATCATCTACCATAGCATGTCTTACTCTAACACCAAAAACACCAGATAAATCTGTTTTTAATTGTGGTGATGGTGTAAGATTATTTAATCCTGTAGGAATTTGAGCCATTACTTATTTTCTTTAGAAATCTTTTCCATTTCAGCTAATAATTGTTCTTTTTCTTCCTCACTAATACCTAAACCTCCATCTTCTGATTGGTTCTGAAGTGCTCTTTGAACTATGGTAGCCATTTTTATTAATGAATCATCATTTTTAACGCCTATTTCCATGTATTCTTTAATAAGTGGTACTATTAAGGTAGCATCACCTATTTCTTGAACTAAAGGTTTTAGTTCTGATATCAGAGCTACTACTTGAGCATCTCTTTTCTTTTGGTTTTGGTAGATTTCTTCTAATAAATCAGAAAATTTTTTATCCCCAAAAACGAATGAATCTAATTGTCCCATAATGTTTTTGATTATAAATATGCATTTTTAAAACTATTTTGGGGGAAAGTAACCATGTTCTAAATAAAATAAATATTTTTCTTTAAATATGGCATATAATTTATTAGCTATTTTAGTTATTTTGGGAGTTTTAACATCAACCATTTCACGAATGTAGATATAAAGTGCTTTTTTATTAAAAACATCAATAGCATCTCTTTTCCTAAATAACTCTAATATAGCATCAGCAATAGAAGCATCATTACCTTTTGGGAAGAGAATATAAATTCTTTCTGTACAGTATTCGGTATATTGATCTATAAATAGAGATAAACGATCCTCATATTTATAATCTTTATTTTGGTTTAAATTTCTACTACTAAATTCTTCTTCTTCAACTAATATTTTTGTATCTTCTAATCTATTTTGGGATACTATAAATGATGGGTCTGATGTGTCTAATTGAGAATAGTGATTTAACTCTGATATTGCTATATTTTTAATTTTTTTACCATAATTTTTTTGGTTATATACTATTAACCATCTTTTTACTATAGTTCCAAAATATGAATAAGCTTTAGCTCCATTTTCAGGGTTAAATAAATGTATTTTTGATAATAAAAATGTAATTATTTCATGTTGTAAATCTTCTAAATTCTCAACTCCATCTGTATGGTAAAATTTAAAAGTATGGATAATATTTTCTGTCAACTTGAAAAAGGGCCAATGAATTGAATCTTGGTAAATTTCACTTCTTTCTTCGGGATCAGAAGAGCGATTATATTTTACAATCGCTGCTTCTGTATCTTTTGAAAAGTATACTCTTTTTTGTTTTTGGGCCTTATGCTTCCTTATTATATTATCCATGTATGTTTTTAGTATTTTCTTACATTAAAATCATTAAGAATTTCTTGAATTTGCTTAATTTGTTTAAAGAAAAAACCTATCTCATCATCGGACTCAAATGAACCTTTAATATCAATCTTTTTAACTTTTTCATCTGCTACTTCAATAACTCTTGAAATTTTATCTAAATATTCAAGATAACCTCCTACAATATCTTCTGCTCTTTCATTCTTTCTAAGTAGATTAAAAGTAGTATATCCTAAAACTAATACAACTAAACCTAAAATTGTTGTTATTATATAAAAATTTGTTGGGTTGATTTCCATTATAATTTATCAAAAATATTTTGCAAACCTTCACTTTTAATAGAACCTAAGGCTTTATTTTTAGTAGACGATTTACTATTATTACCCAATGTAAAATTTTCTTTTTTAGTATCCAAGTTATTTTTGAATTTAGGTAACCACTCTATTTCAAATTCAATTCGAGCAGCCATCATATCGGCCTGATGTAGAATAAATGGTAATGAAGTACGAGGTTTTTGTTCTGGCATATAACCTTTTAAATATTTGTCATTTGCTGAATCATATAAACCATCATGTGTTTGGATTGCTACCATTTCATTGAATGTATATTTAATTCCATTATCTTGGAGTAAAAATAATCCTCTATCTGGAACAGCTGAGAATGCTAATTGTTTATTAAACATATAATCCTCACCTAATTTATCTCTTCTCCACTTATCTGTCTGAGGTATGTATGCTTCATAACTATCATCACCCATTTTACCTAAATCATGATTAATAGCTGAGAATACTAATTCTTCAGTAGTAAATGTGGTCATATCACAACCAAAACCTTCCCAAACAGCAGACATCGATAAAGCAGCTTTAACTACTCTATTAACATGGTCTACATAACCACCAGGAAAGGCAGAATGATATTCTTTTTTATGAGCAGCAGGCATAAGCATAATACGCTCCGCATACTTTTCATAAAATTTAGTTAATTGTTCTTTACGAGGGGATGAAATATAAGTATCAATATTACTCATAAATTCAACCCAATTCATTTGGATTT